TTCGAGAGTACAGCAAACCAAGAATTATTAAACGATTACCTCGTTACAGTCCCTACATCGTTAGAAGCTGACCAGACATTAGGCGGAGAAGCGAAAAGCGTTACAGTTACGAATGCACGCAACTATGGACCCATTACATTTTCTGAGGCATTATACTTGGGCGTACAGTTAGATTTAGAAGTTTTGGTATAAAGGAGAATTATGAGCAAGTACGAAGTGACCAGTGATAACCTTGTTGGACACGAAAAAGGCGACAGCGTAACAGATAAGCAGTTAGCAGGCGCAAATATTGAAGCCCTAAAACAGGGTGGACATTTGAAAGAAACAAACCCTACAACAAAAAAGGATAAGTAAACAATGGCAGAATTTATGCTAAACAACGCAAGCGTTACCATTAACAGCGTTGATCTAAGCAGTTACGTTACCAGCGTGACGTTGTCGCAAAGCGCCGACAGTTTAGAAACAACCGCTATGGGAGACACAGCGCGGACATTTATAGGCGGATTGACAAACGGCACGGTAGATATTGACTTTAACGCTGATTTTGCGGCGTCGAAGACAGAAGCAACAATATTCCCGTTAGTTGGTACAACAACCGCTGTAGTAGTCAAACCAGTAGACGCATCAGTAAGCGCAACCAACCCTAGTTACACATTTAATGTTGTAGTAACGGAATGGGACACGCTTAACGGTTCAATCGGCGAATTGGCAACGCATTCTGTGTCTTGGCAAATTGCTGGTGCGATTACGAAGGCAACGAGCTAATAAGATGCTAGGTTCCGACATAAGGCTACAGGTACAACCGCCGGAAGGCGACGCGTACACAGTGTCAATAAGCCTAAAGACAGCAATAGCATTCGAGCGTGAATTCAAGACAACGCTAGCAGGCGCATTCAGTAACGATCCCAGCATTGAGCATATATGTTGGCTTGCATGGACCGGCACCCGTGAATCAGGCAGAGTAGTAAAAATGTTTGATGAGTGGGTAAGTAGCGAAGTGCAAGATATAACACTGGTGGAGAGTGAACCCGATTTTTTAACAAGCGAGCAACAGCCTATACAATCGCTCGGTTAGCGCTCATCACCAGACAACCTTATACACAGCTTTTGAAATGCGACCCGTACGAGTTACGAGCGTTAACAATGGCACACAACGACATACAAAAAGAGAGAGAAAGAGCAAGTAAGCGAAACAGGTAACATGGCACAAAGTATAAAAGCGACAGGCGTCAAGGAATTACGCAGAGAGCTACGCCGTATGGGGGACGACCTAGAAGACCTAAAAACTCTTAACCTTGACGTTGCTACTATGGTATCTGAACGTGCGAAAGACATAGTGCCACGACGCACAGGTAATCTAGCTGATACGATACGCCCAGCAGGAACTAAAACCGCAGGTAGGGTGCGGGCAGGTTTCAAACGGGTACCGTATGCAGGCGTCATACACTTTGGATTTCCAGCAAGAGGTATAAAGCCGCAACCGTTCCTTTATGACGCGTTAGACCAACGCAGGGGCGAAGTATTTGACGCCTACTTTAAGGGTGTTAAGGAAATACAGCGTAAGGCAGGCTTATAAATGGCTAAAAAAACAAGCATCATTAACGTAGTTGTAGCAGGTGACAGCAAACCGTTACGCAAAGCTTTAGGCAAAGCCACACAATCACTGGGCAACGTTACGAAACAAATAGGTAAGTTCAGCGTCGCCGCTGGTGCCGCATTCGCTGGTTTGGGCGCTAAAAGCATAGGTTTAGCAGTTGACTTCGAAGAATCACTATCTAAAGCAAATCAAATATTCGGTGATGCCGCTAAAGGCATAGAAACAGCCGCCAAAAGCGCCGCTACGGAAGTAGGATTATCACGCGCAGAGTTCCTTGAAGCGTCGTCGTCGTTTGGTGTGTTTGGTAAAGCCGCCGGTTTGACTGGTGACGATTTATCAGGCTTTGCTAGTGACCTAGTTACATTGTCAGCGGACGTAGCTAGTTTTAATAATTTACGACCTGAAGAAGCATTAGAAAAACTTAATGCTGGGCTTAGGGGTAGCGTAGAGCCGTTGCAATCTATTGGCGTGTTGATGAATGCCGCCGCTGTCGAAACTGAAGGCTTAAATATGGGTCTTATAGAGCAGGGTGAGGAATTGACCGAAGGTCAGAAGATACTGGCACGGCATAGCCTTATCATGCAACAACTAGGCGAGCAAGGATCTACCGGCGACTTCAAAAGGACATCTGAGGGACTTGCCAACACCCAAAGAATACTGCACGCCCGTATAAAAGATTTGGGCATAACGCTGGGACAAGTGTTGTTACCTATCGCTGAAAAAATGGCGGACGTTACCGGCAGGCTAATAACTAAATTTGAGGGCTGGTCACCAAAAATACAAGACGTCTTTAATCGTGTTAAAGAGTTACTTATACCAGTTAAAGAATTAGCACAGGAATGGTTACCAACAATAGCAAGAGTTATCAAAGATATAGTAGGCGAAACAGTCATACCGGCATTAGTAACAGCATTTCACGCAGTCAAAGACGTCATAAACGAACAAGTTATACCAGCATTTCAAGCTGTAATTGATTTTGCAAAAACCAAAATACCTGAAGCATTCAACGAAACTATTGATCACATAAAAACATACAAAGACGAGTATTTAGCATTAGCGGCTGGCATAGGCGCCGCCATAGTTGCAATAGCCTTATTTAAGACAGCCTTAAAATTTGGTGCGGCAATGAAAGCCGCCGCCGTAGCATTAGGCGCTATCTTCGCAGTTGTCACGGGACCAGTAGCTTTAGCTGGTCTTGCAATAGCGGCTATTGTATCTGGAATAACATTTTTAGCGCTAAAAAGTGAGTCATTTAGAGAAGCACTAGGGACTATATTTAACGGTTTCATTTCAGGTGTAGAAAAAGCAATAGATTTGCTACTAAGACTTAAAAATATACTAGACAAAGATCTTTCAGTTATGGCAGACACCAGCCTTGAGTCAACAAGCGAACTAGGGGACGTGCCAGTGGGTGGGGCATTAGCAACCGTAGCAAGAGGTGTTAAAAGTGTATTTGGTTTTTTAGGTGTAGGCGCTAGGGGTGGCATAGTTACACAACCAACACTCTCACTTATTGGCGAAGCTGGACCAGAAGCAGTAGTACCATTAGACCAAATGGCTGGCGCGAGTCCGTTAGGCAATATGGGCGGTGGCATGAACATAACAGTAAACATGCCTGCCGGTACTGACGGCAACGACGTCGTGCAAGCGTTAGAAGACTATGTAAGGCGCAACGGTAGCATACCGCTAGCAGTAAACAACCTTGTAAGAAAATGACCGTTACAAGCACTTGGCAGGTTGAGTTTCTAGACGCTAGCACTACCACAGACCTAACTAGCAAAGTTTTAGGTTTCAGCATTCATCAAAACTTACAAATAGGTCGATTCGCTACATTTGGCGGATACATGCACCTAGACAATACCGGCAACATATTTACGCCGTCAGGCGGTGGCACATATCAAGCATTCACATGGTTTAACAAAATACTACGCATAACGTGTGATATTAACGACGGTTCAACAACATCTACCGCTGACGTTGCTTACATGGTCGTAACAGACATGGACTTCAAAGACGACGGTAGTTACGCAACCGTCATGCTTACACTAGCGGACTGTTACACCTACGCTGGGCGTGACGCAGTAACAAGCATTGACGTAACCGCAACATTTGGCGAATTAGACACAATAGCGCAAAACATTGTAAACGGCACCCCATCAGGCGTAGACGCAGTTCCTTTTCCAAAGTTCGGTGCTACAAACGCAACAGTAAGCGCCTTCACAAAACTTAACAATGTAGACTCAGCAGAAACAGCAACATACCCAGTAGGGTACGCAGGTTTTATACAAGAATTTGCAGACGGAACAGCACGCGACTACATAAGCAACCAAATACTGCCCAGTGGACCTAGTGTGGCATTTCCAACGACCGCAACATATAACAGCGGTACTGCAAAATGGACACTAAACGCCGCTTACATAAACAGGTTACTAACAAAAGAAACAGTAAGCAGTACTAATCATTACAGAACTTATGATATGACAGGAGAAAAAACCGCTGACAAATACCCATTAAAAAACGTGAGTACACAGTACAACACCGTCGATAGCGTCAATCAAGCACAAATACAGGCACAAATACCCGCAAGTGGGAGCGGCGCCACGTTTGTTAATGACACAACAAGCCAAGACACTATAGGTATTAGAAGCGTAACCTACAACAAAGTCATACCCGTCGTGTTTGGTGGTGCGACAGACACAGAAAAAGCCGTAATCGGCAACTTCTGGGTTAAGCGCTTCCCTACCGTACACTTCACAGCGCAAACAGCAACGTTAAGCATGAGCGCGATTGATCAACAAATGGATAGCAGTAGCAGACAAAACTACGCTGACTTCTTAAGCGTACAAACCTGCTTATTTAGTCACGCAAAAATCACATTTACAGCAACAGGCGCCAGCTCAACAAAAACCTATCAAAGCGTCATAACTGGGCGAATGATACACGTGTCGCCTAACGACACAACAATAACGCTACGACTAGCAACCGCCGACGATAACCAAAGCCTTAAGCTAGATAACAGCGATATAGGACTTTTAGACACGAATAGAGTAGGGTAAATACATGGCTAATCCGTTTAATTTCAGTTCAGGCGCAGTACTTACAGCCACACAATTAAACAGCATCGGTGACATAACCGACTTCGATCCATCATGGACTAACCTAACAACGGGCAACGGATCATATGATTATAAAGCATTTTTACAAGTAAACAACCTAGTCGTTGTATCAGTAAGCTACACGTTCGGAAGTACTAGCGCAATGGGTAGTAACCCTAGTTTCACAGTGCCAGTAGCAGTAGGAGAAACAAGCCAACTAGTAACCGGCGAAGGTTTAGCAGTAGAAGACGGTGGTAGCAGTTACCCCCTACTAGTGAACATGACAAGCAGTGAACTAGTTATCTATGACCAAGCAGTTGTAGGTAGTCAGGTAATACGATCAGCAGTGACCAGCGGTAGCCCCTTTACTTGGGGTACAGGTGACAAGATACAAGTAACAGCAACATATTTTACTGGCACGCCATCATGACTAGCATAATATCGCGTGCAGGCTGGGGCAGTCGAGGACCAAAAAGCCGATTTACTAACCTAAACAAGAAACGTGTCGTAGGCATCGCCGTTCATCATTCAGGCGTCAAAAACGGTCCTAAAGGCGTCACAGCGGTAAAAGCATTTGAACGGCATCACATGGACGCTAACGGATGGAACGCAATCGCATACAACTGGTTAATAGACGAAGAAGGCGTCATATATGAAGGCAGGGGCGCTGGCGTCGTATCAGCGGCAACACGCCCATACAACAGTAGAACAGAAAGTATTTGCTACACCGGCGACGGAGACAAAAACATACCAACAAAAACACAAGCAAGCCTAACATGGCTAATTGCTGACATCCAAAAACGTTACAGCAACAAACTATGGGTAAAGGGACACAGGGAACTAGCTAGCACTAGTTGTCCGGGCAACGTGCTATTTGAATGGGTGCAAGATCATCGTAACGGCATTACTAAAGTGCAACCTAAAGCAAAACCGGCGCCTAAAAAACCAGCTACAACAACACGGTTAGTTAAGTTAGGCAGTCGAGGCGCTCACGTTAAAATAATGCAAACACAACTAAACAAAAAAGGCTTTAAGTTAACAGTTGACGGGATAGCGGGACCGCAAACAATAGGCGCATTAAAAAAATACCAACTTAGAGCTGGGCTTGTCGTTGACGGGCTATGCGGCAAAAACACATGGAGAACACTACATGCAAATTGATTATAAAGACTTACTAGAAAGAGTTATCAGCACATTTGTGCAAGCGACAGCAGGCATGATAGGCGTAGACCAAATTGTAAACATGGGCGTATCAGAATGGAAACTAATCCTAGGCGCTGGCGGCGCCGCTGTAATCAGCATGCTAAAAGGCTACTGTGCGGCACGATTTACAGGCAATGACACATGCTCACTAGTACGAGACAAAACGACTTCTTTATCGGCTACTATCTCCGGTGAAAAAGAAGGCTAAACCCTTTTACATACTGGCACGTTGTGGGCTAGTCATAACGTTGCTACTTGCATGGGTTACACCGGCACAAGCAAACACCGCCACATGTAACGTAAACAACGAAGGGTTACTTGTTTGCAACATTGACGTAACCGACGGTAACGGCGTAGACCTAACGTTTACAATCGAAATAGAAACAACCGTAACGTTTACAACACACACAAGCCTTACCTGTCCAACACATGACCCAGACAGCGTGTACGCAGACCCATACATATACATATTTGACGAGCAAGACAACGTTATAGCAGAAGACGACGACAGCGCACCTTTTAACGACGGCGTAAGCAACTTCTGCTGGGACGCATACTTACAAGCAACACTACAAGCAGGAGACTACCGATTAAACGCTAACGTGTACGAAAATTATTACGGTGTGTACACACTTGATGTAACAGGGGTTTCATTACAGGAAGAACAACCCGAGCCAACACCTACGCCTACACCAACACCAGAACCAACGCCTACACCAGAACCGACTCCCACTCCGACACCTGTTCCTCCTACTCCAACTCCTATTCCCCCTACCCCAGAGCCAACCCCAACACCTACCCCAACCCCTGAACCAACACCAACACCTACACCTACACCGACGCCTACACCGCCTACGCCGACGCCTACACCGCCTACGCCGCCTACGCCTACGCCTACACCAGAACCGCCGCTAGTATTTAATCCATTCCCCGACGATTTTGTGCCACCTGATGTAGTTGTTGATACAATTCCCGACTTAACGCCGGAACCATTGCCAGAAATTGATCAGCTACCAGACGACGAAGAAATAGACGATATCGACTTTTTAGAATTTGATAGATTTGAAGACTTGCCAGACACAGAGACAGACCCAGCAGAGCCGATAATAGAACAAGAACAACCGACATTAGAAGAAATCATATACGAAGAGTATGACATTTTGGAAATGTTCACAGAAGAAGAACTAGAAGAACTACAAGAAGAAGAAATAGAGATATTAGAAGACCTACTAGACAACCCCGACATAGACGCAGAGATAGTAGAAGATTTAGAAGAACTCTTTGATAAAGAAGAAATAACAGAAGAAGAAATAATAGAACTAACCGAAAACGAAGACTACGAAGAACTAAGCACAGAAGCCCGGCAACAAATCGTGCAAGCTGTACAAGAAGCACCAGTAGAAATAAGGCAAACGTTTGAAACTCAAGTAAACGTGTTTAGTAGTAACGATTACGCTAATTATGTAGCTGTAGGGTCACGCATTGACACAGAAGACCGTAAAACAGTTATTGCAGTGACCGCCGCCGCTACGGCAATATCTAGTAGTATGAGAACAACGGCTACCGTATCATCTGGACCAGCGACACCGACAAGGAGATTACGACGTGGTTAAACGACTAGCCAAAGAACTTTTATATTTAGCTTTTACACTGGCAGGCGTCGGTTTAGTCCTCATCACTTTGACGGATCAAGTACTACGCTGGGCTATCTACATCAGCGTCATAAGCCTAATAATGCACTTGGCAGGCGTAGCCATCGACTACAGACAGGACAACAATGACACTACAAGTAGCAGTTAACACACTAGTACGCGTAATCTGCGTATTCGGTTATCAGGCAATGGCAGTTATAGGCGGCGCTAGTCTCATATCGTCAGACATTAGCCCAGCAACGGCGGCTTTACTTGCTGGTATTAGCGCTGTAGCGCAGGTTTTGCAGAAGTTGGCGGCGGCTTTTATGGACGACGGCAAGCTAGACATGGACGAAATTAACGCCGCTTTTGCAGGAACAACAAAAACAGAAAAATAAATTATTTTAAGATTTTCTTAGTTTGGTGTTGAATTATGGTGTTGAATATGTAATAATTAATACATAAGCAAATGAAAGGCTACAAAATGCAAACACCACAAGACATAGAAATAGAAGAGTTAGAAGATTTTAAAGACAAAGTAGAAGACTATGTAGAAAATCTACTAATTACAAACGGTATAGACGTAAACGACAAAAACGTATATGAACTAATTAACATTGTATGCGGTCATGTTGTAGACAGCGTAAGCGGACGTTTACTAGAAATGAAAATACAAGAGGGCTAATGGTTTAAGGTGGGTTCAATTCCCACCAGCTCACGATTAGCAAACAGCTAATACAACGAAAGGCTACACAATGAACACACAAGAAGTATTTACAATAAACAAAGGCGAAGCACATGGAGATGGACAAAGATACAGCAAAGAAACTAGTCTCACTGTAGCGGCAACTTGGACAAAAGATTCTGCTAAGTACATCTTGAACGAAACCAGCAAAACCTTTAACGGACTTAGCTACTTAGAAGCACAAAGCCACATAGCAGACATTAGCGAAGTATCAGTCGGAGATGTTGTTGTAATCTACTCAAGAGGAATGTTCCGTACAGCAATTGTAAACCACGTCGCTAAAACTAAGATCACTGCAGGATACACAACACAGGGTGCCATTGATGGAATGAGAACAAAGTTTGCAAGTAGCAAGTGGCACTTGATAAGCAAACTAGTCCAAGACGGTGGCGTGCACCACCCAAACGTCACCAATAAAGCAACTAACGAGTTTTGGCAAATCTAAAGAAAGGCTACACATGGATTACAAAATAATAAGAGTGACGCTAGACATAGCAGTACCTGACTATGGCGGCAAGTACGAACCCTGCGGTATGGATTACATAGACGTCCACAGCGACGCGCAAAGTTTAGGTTTCACTGAACAAAAAATGGAACTACACGCTAAGGCTGACAGTGACAGCTAAAGACATTATTTACATTAAGTTACTGCCAGTACATGACGAACCAACTAGACGTTTACTTATATGTCAGGTAGGCGGACAAGAACAAGTATGCGAAATAAGCATCGTTGACGCTAACCCAGTTGAAGTAGCGTTAACGAAACTAAACTTGGGCGCATATACAAACGATCATTTAATAGACGTTATAGCGACATGGTTAAACGACAAAGTACGGCAGGAACTTATTGACTATTTAGAAGCGGTTGTGGCACCTAATCGGCATTTACGACCTATTTATAACACTATTGAATTAATGCAGAAACAATATAAAGCAGAATTTGGGGACGAAACATGAATCAACCCACATTATGGGGTGAGATCGGCGGCAAAACCGGCAACGATCACCCACAAACAAGTTACGAAGCTGGGCGCAAAGTACGTGCAGGCACACAAAAACACCAAATACTACGCCTACTATACGCACACAGAGACGGCATGACAGCGTATGAAATGCGTAAACGTATTCTAAACGGTGCAGGTGAACCGATCAGCACAAACCAGATAGCAACACGACTTTTAGAATTACGAGAAGGTAGCATGGTCGAATTTGCACGCGACAACATAACCGGGCTTATACTTGAGCGGGAAACAACACCCAACAACACGGGGCAAGTACAGAAGCTAACACGCTGGGGTTATCAAAATGCTATCGGTGGGTAGTTTATGCACCGGCTACGGCGGTTTAGAAATGGGCTTACAAGCCGTGTACGGTGACGTTAATTTACGTTTTGTGTCTGATATTGACGAAGACGCAAGCACATTGTTAGCGCATCATCACCCTAACGTACCTAATTTAGGTGATTTAACAGTTGTTGATTGGGCAGGCATTGAACCGGTAGACGTGTTATGCGCTGGGTATCCATGCCAACCATTTAGTACAGCAGGACAAAGGAAAGGTTTAGAAGATGAAAGAGCAATATTTGAATACATCGCCGACGCCATTAGCGTTTTACGACCAAGAAACGTCTTGCTGGAGAATGTCTCAGGGCACCTTACTCTTGGCGGAACCACCGTTATTGCAACGCTTACCAGACTGGGGTACAACGCAAAATGGGGCATTGTTCAAGCTTCCGACACCGGGGCACCTCATCAGCGCAAGAGATTATTTATTTGGGCTTATGTTAGCGACACCAAGAAGCGCCATGCAGGAAACACGCAACCACAACTTATGGCTACGCCCATTAGATCAACCGCAGAATTTAGAAAACCAGTTAGCACGTTTGCACGCTGGTCTAAAATTGTCAAAAGACAAGCACCAGAATACGCAACAAACGACAATACAGTAAACCCAGTATTTGTTGAATGGCTTATGGGCTTACCTGAAGGCTACGTCACTGATATTGGCTTATCAAGACAAGCGCAACTAAAAATACTAGGTAACGGCGTCGTACCACAACAAGCGGCGTTAGCGTTGCACTTACTGGCAGAAAGGGGCTACTATGCCAAGACAGCTTAAACCGTGCGGTACTATCGGTGCCGCTCGAAGACATCAGCGCAACAACGAACCGCTATGTCGTCTATGCCGTGCCGTTTGGTCACAGCATCAACACAAAATGTATATACAGAGAAGGGCTACACGATAAATGTTTGATAGGCAGTTAGATATTTTTGATACTTCTGCTGAACGTCACGTTAGGCGTATTTATGATAAGAAATGCGCTACACCGTTCATTATGAATTTGCATTATGCGAAGCGCAAACCACAAATAACATATTTGTACGGCTTATATGACAATAATGAACTAACAGGCATTTGTAGTTTTGGTATGCCAGCTAGTTACACGTTATGCGAAGGCGTGGCAGGAAAACACAACAAACACAACGTTATAGAATTAAACAGGCTTGTGTTGAAGTACAACCGCAAGAACGAAGCTAGTTTCTTAGTAAGCAAATCGTTAAAGCAGTTACCTAAACCTAAAATAATTGTCAGTTACGCAGATACAGCGCAAGATCATTTAGGTATTGTGTATCAGGCAAGCAACTTTATGTTTACAGGGACGACCAAACAACGCACAGACAGCGTAGGTAAAGACGGGCATCACCACAGACACGATATAGGAGATGCCACACAACGACAGATACGTAGCGCCAAACATAGATATGTTTACATTTGTGCCGATAAGAAAGAAAAAAAAGAATTGCTACAAGATTTACGCTATCCGATATTACAATACCCTAAAAGAAAGGCTACAAATTAATGGCTACACAATTACAAGCACTGGCGAAGCGAGTACCGCCAGCATGGATACAAACTAAAGGCAGTTTTAACGCCCGTTATGTATCGCATGCAAACATTACACAAATGATATTGGCGACACTAGGACCAACTAGCCAACGTGTCGAACAAATTATTTACAACGGTGACACTATCACCGGCGTACTGCTCACAATGACCTTTAACATTGACGACACCAGTGTAGAGATAACAGAATGTGGCGATTGTGAACGCCCAGACCCTGACAACAACGCACGCAACCTACAAACATCAATTAGCGGTGCATATAAGCGTTGCGCTATGCGAGTAGGTAAAGCGTTGCAGTTATGGTGTGATGACGACGAACAATACATACTAGACAAAGTGTTAAACGAAAGAGAAGGGCAAGAAATTGTATGAGTAAAACAATTAATGTTTTAGAAATTATTATGACAGAAGAGGCTGTAAACGATAAAGAAATTGGTAACGACATAAGTAACCTTATTCAGCTAATTGAAAGAAAAGGTTTTCTATTACAGCACCAAGAAGGCACAGCAGAAGCAATAGATGCTAATCCTTTAGAAAATGAAGGGCAAGACATTGTTTAAGGTATACATGTGCTTTATTTGGGTGCTGTCATACATCGCCGCTGTAACACATTTAAGCATGTCAGGCTTCTTACTACTTAACGGCTTCGTAATGGCGTCTGTGGGCTTCTATGGCTGGGATACGGTGCAA